GTCGGCAGTTCGCTTGATCAGGATATCAAGCTTTTGATTTGCTAGCTCCAACTGCGCATCCTGGGCTTTGTCTTTTGACTCCTGGATCGCTGCTTGCTCTCGGAGAAGCGATGATGCGCCAATTCCACCGTCAAAGCGATCGCCTGCGATGGCGAACATTGTCAGCATGATTGCCAGTATTGTGCCAGCTGCTGTGCCAGCGGCTGTCCATATACTTTTGTTCATGTTTTTGAGATCGTCGGCCTTGGCTAACCCGCTTAGGCGCTCAATGAGCCGCGACTCGAGAGCGTTGTCCTGTGCATCGACGTAATCTTTGAGCGGAACTTTCGGTTCCATAGGACCTCCTCCTGACCCACCACTATACATCGAGCCTGTTACGATGTTGCCAGCTTCGGCTGCCCCTGGCGGTCCAACATATTCGGACCCGTTGATGTTGATGATATTCTCCATATCACTTGAGGCCCAACATCTGATTAATCAAGTCTCGCCCGCCAGCACCTCCCTTGGCCATGCTGCTCATAAATTGAAGCGTGTTGAGAGCGGAGCCCTCGAACGCGAATCGGCTGTTGATGAAATCGCATTCAAGCAAAGTGGGAGGTAATCCGCCCCCATACACCAGGGTGCAGCTGACAAAGGATTTTTTCTCAAAGTGACCATAGTCGAGCCGCACTGTTTGAGATTTGATAATCTCATTGCCAGCGCGCCCCGTTGGTTCGTCTTCAGCCATATTTTAAACCTTCCGCATCACCGCAACCACGCGACCGATGATCGAGAGCTCGCCGTCATAGGCAACTTCATCGCGCACGGAGGGGTTATCGCTCATCAGCTTCACGCCGCCATCCGGCTGCGGTCGCAGGCGTTTGATCATGCCGGCACCGCCAAACGCCACCGCCCAGATGCGATCGGCCATGTTGAGCGTCTGCTGGGTGGTGTCGATCAGCACGATGTCGCGATCCATGATGGTCGGCATCATCGAATCGCCGGCGCCGTGCGCGAAAAACAGATATTGCGGGTGGGCACGGGTGAATTGCACCAGCCAGTCAGCGGGGAAGACCCGCTCGACCTCGGTCACCGGCACGCCGTCGATCCAGCTGGCCCCCATGCCATAGTCGAGATCGATTTCCTTGATTCGCACCCCGCCGACCTGGTCGGCGATATCGTCTGCTGTGGGGATTGGCAGTGCGCCCTAGCTGGGATCATCGGTTTCGCCGGTCAACCAGGCGGGTGTCGTGCCGAGGTGTCTGGCAATCAAATGGATGTGCGTCGAACCATATGCAGTTCCAGCGGACAGGCGAGCGATCGTCGGCTGTGAAACGCCAATTTTGCGGGCGAGAGCGGACTGGCTCAAGCCGCATTCGGCAAGCCTAGCCTTAAATCTCTCATGGTCGATTCGTGGAGGGTTGGTCACCAACACGGCTTAATGCGTATCCGTATAGGCCAGACTAAATTTTTACGTATTGACAGAGCTATACGTTTACGCATAACCCTATGGGTATGGAAACGAACCCCACCCGCTTCGAAGCCCTCCAAGCCGCTGTGAACAAGGCAGGCGGGCAGTCCCAATTCGCCCGCGATGTCGGCACAACGCAGCCTACGGTCTGGCGTTGGCTCAACCAGTCGCGCCAGCTTCCGGCTGAATATGTGCTGGTGGCAGAGCGCCTCTATGGCGTGTCGCGGCACGATCTGCGCCCCGACATTTATCCGCGGCCCCCGATCAATCCTGATGGCGTCGAGGACACGCTCGCCCATCCGCTCGAAGACCGGTTTTATGGAATCGACCTTGGCACGCCTCAGCGCATGACGGCGGGTGCTCGCCGGTGAACGTTGCATCCCCCATTCAGATCGGCCGCTCGCAGACCGGCCCCATGCTCCAGCGTGGCTTTGCGCTTCCCGATGCGCTGGAAGATGAAACCTGGCTCTGCGAACCGGTGGCCGTGCGGGAAGGGGCTGCCCCCCTTCAGACAGAACCTGCCCGCACGGCCACTTTTGTCGCCAACGCGTTTGCGCTGGGTCAGGCTTTGGCTGCCCGCACATCTGTTGCCCCCTGGCAGCGCCTCTCGGTGGTCACCCCTGCCCACCGTTCCGGCAAGACCTGGTTTGCCAGCATCCTGCCAGCGGCGTCAGCCGGTAAATTCCCCCTTCGCACCGGAGAGCCAGCATGAGCTGTGATTGCATCGACCAAATGAATGCCAAGCTTGAGCCTCTCAATACCAAGCTTTCTGAAACGTTCTGCGTCCCGCGGGACGGTTCGCCGGGCTACACGACTGTGAAAATCGAAACTGAAAAGATCGTGAGCAGGGGCAAAGGGAGGGCGGTTTTGGCGATCCCTTCATACTGTCCTTTTTGCGGGTCCAAGTTCGATCGCGGAGCCAGCAAGTGACCGACCGCCGGGACATCGTGCTGCCCCCCGATCAGCAGGAATTGAAGACCGCCTGCCGTGCGCTGGTTCGCGCCTTTGGCGGTCAGGAAGCCGCTGCCTCGCGCCTCGGCACCCGCCAGCAGCGCATCAGCGACTGCATCAACCCCCACACCGAGAGCTTCCTGCGCGTCGATGAGGTCGCGGCGCTCGAGCATGAAACTGTGGGCCTGCCGGGCCATCCCCATGTGCTCGCCACCCGCGCGCGGCAGCTGGGCTATGAGCTTGTCCGCACCCCCACCATCACCGCCACCGGCAAGGACCTGCTGGTGCTGTTCGCGCAGCAGAGCAAGGAAAATAGCGACCTTGCCCAGGCGATAGTGGAGACCACCGCCGACGGCATCATCTGCCGCGCGGATGCCGAGCGCATCGTGAGCGAGTGCGACGACATCATCGCTAACGCCATCGCCATGCGCGCCGAGGCGCGGCTGATCATCAGGGAGGCCATCCGGTGAGAGATCGCGAGGGGGAAGGGCTGACCACGCGGATGCGTAAGGGGTTCGTGCAGTGCCCGCACTGCAATGCGCCTGCCACGATCCGCACGTCGGAATGGGTCAACGAGACGGTGAAGGATCTGTACCTGATCTGCCTCAACACCGATTGCGGCCATACCTGGAAAGCGCAGCTCGCGGCGGTCTTCACGCTGTCGCCCAGCGCCATTCCCAATCCGCAGATCAACCTGCCGATGGCGCCGAGCGATTATGTCCGCCGGCGTTATCCTGAAAGCGCGCGCGAGCCGGGCAATGATCCCGGCCATGACCCGCGCCAGATTCCCATGTTCGGCTGACCGCGCGCTGGCAGCCGACTGACCTTCCCGATCATCCCCCAGCCCAAGCCGCAACCCGCAATTCCGGGGTCGATGCCCCGCGCCACAAAGGCCCGAGATGAACCTTTCCGATCATATTATCGCCGACCTGAAACAGATGTTCCGGTTCAAGTCGGCCAAGGGTGCCTGGCTGCAACAGGGCCAGTGCCCGCAGTGCGACAAATGGGAGGCATTCTGCGCCGCCGAGGATCCGAAGATCGTCAAGTGCGGCAGGGTCGAAAAGTGCGGATGGGAAGACAGCGTCCGCAACCTGTTGCCCGAGCTGTTCGAGGACTGGACCCGCCGCGCGCCGCCGACCGAGGTCCACCCCACCGCCACCGCCGACGCCTATCTCTCGGTCGAGCGCGGCCTCGATATCAGCCAGCTCGAAGGCCTCTACACGCAAGAGACCTATTTCGATCGCGAGACCGGGCAGGTGAGTGCCACAGTCCGCTTCCCGCTCGAGAACAACAGCTGGTGGGAGCGGCTGATCGATCGCCCTGGCAGGTTCAAGCGCAAGGCCAATTTCAAGCCCGGCAGCAACTGGAGCGGGTGGTGGTGGGCACCGCCGGCGGCGAGCTATCAGCAGCTCGCCCTGGCCGACGATATCTGGTTTGCGGAAGGGATATTCGACGCCCAGGCGCTCCGCCAGGCGGGCCTTGATGCTGTCAGCCTGATGAGCATCAACAACTATCCGGAGCACGCCCTGGCCGAGCTGCGCAGGGCTGTTGCCGATAGCCCCGCGCGAAAGAACCCGCCGCGCCTGGTCTTCGCCTTCGATGTCGGCGCAGCGGGGGTCTCTGCCACGCGCAAGTTCGTCAAGCGGGCGCGCGAGGAAGGCTGGAATGCCACAGCTGCCCAGGTCCGCCCCGATGGCGAGGGGACCAAGCTCGACTGGAACGATCTCTGGCTGCGCCACTCCAAGTTCAACGGCGAGCCCGATCGTGCACCGTTCAGCGAGAGCGCGATCGCGGGCTATATATGGAATGGCGAGGTCACCATCGCCGCCACGCCGCGCGAGAAGGCCAAGCTGATCATCGAGCGCAAGGCGCTCTCCAGCTTCGAATTTCGTCACGGCAACCGGCTGTTCTGGGCCAAGACCACCTATGACGAAGACCAGAAGCCGCAGCTGCAGGTCAACGAGATCGCAAACTGCGCCTTCCGCATCCTCTACCGCGAGCGCGACGATATCGCGGACGAGACCAACTATTTCATCCAGATCGATTTTCCCGATGGGGCCAAGACCGAAAAGGCCCGCTTCAGCAACGCCGCCTGCGCCGCATCATCCGAGTTCAAGAAGCGCCTGCTCGCCTTCGCGGGCATGTGGTCGGGCACCGGCGAGCAGCTGGACAACATCATGCGGCGGCAGATGCGGCAGCTCAAGACCGTCGAGCCCATCGCCTTTACCGGATATTCGCCGCCGCACCGCGCATGGGTTCTGGGCGATCTGGCCGTGCGCGATGGCCGGGTGATCGAGGTCAATCGCGAGAACTATTTCGATCTGGGCAAGTCGGCGGTGAAGCTGCGCAGCGCCGAGCGCATCCTCGATATCGACTGGCAGCCCGACGCGCTCAAGTTCGATTGGGTGCCCCTGGTCTGGAAGGCTTGGGGACCGCGCGGCCTGGTCGCGCTCGCCTTCTTCACCATGTCGCTCTTCGCGGTGCAGATCCGCGAAAAGCACAAGTCGCTCGGCTTTCTCGAGATCACCGGTCAGCCGGGATCGGGCAAGACCACCCTGGTCGAGCTGATGTGGAAGATGCTCGGCCGATCTGGTTACGAGGGCTTCGACCCGAACAAGGGCACCAACGCCGGTGTCACCCGCAACTTCCTCAAGGTCTCCAACCTTCCTGTTGGCCTGATCGAGGGCAATCGCGAAGAGGGGAAGGGGCACCAGCGCCGGTTCGACTGGCAGGAACTGCTGACCCTCTACAATGGCCGCAGCCCGCGCGTGCTCGGCATGAAATCCTCGGGCACCGAGACCTTCGAGCCGCCCTTCTGGGGCACGATCTACCTGATGCAGAATGAGCGCATCGACGCTCAGCCCGCGGTGCTCGAGCGCCTGATGTCGATGAAGATCGACAAGGCCGAGTGGAACGATGAGACCCGCGATGCCGCGATCCAGCTCGAAAGCTGGCCGATGGAATCCATGTCGGGCACGATCGTCCATGTCGTCCGCAAGGAAGCCGATTATCTCGAGTTCTTCTTCCGGCGCTACGTCCATCACGAAAGCGGCATGCGCCAGCGGGTGCGTGGCCTGCACAACTCGCGCTGCATCAAGACGCACAGCCAGCTCGCTGCCGCCGTCGATTGCCTGAAATACCTGTTCGATGTTCCCGAGGCCTGGCTCGTCAAGACCGTCGAGTTCGTCGATCACATGGCGCTCGATCGGCAGGACAGCTGCGGTGGTGATCACCCGCTGGTCGCCGACTTCTGGGAGAAGGTCGATTTCCTGATCTCGCGCGAAGGGCCGAACGCTCACGGCGAAGGCGAGAGCATCAATCAGCATCGGCATGCCGAACGCTTCATGGCGGTAAGCCTCAGCCATTTTGAACAGCGCTGCCGCAATGCCGGGCTCCAGCCTGTCAACATGATGGAGCTCAAGCGTCTGCTGCGCGGCTCCAAATCCCGGAAGTTCATCGCCCAGAAGCAGGTGAACAACCCCGCCGGTCACAACTCGCACTGCTGGGTCTTTGAACAGCCAGCCCAGCCAGCAGCCTCCACCCGCTCACCCCAGAAGGAGATGGCATGATGCCGCACGTCAACCCGATTCACGATGAGCTTTGCCGGTGCCGCGACTGCAAGCCGCCGCGCCTGCCCGATGGCCAGCTTTATGATGCGATCGGCCAGCAGGTTTCCCCGGTCGATAGCCGTGCCGAGATCGCCCGCGATCGCCTTGCCATGGGCGCCATGGGACTGGTCGCCGTGCTGGCGCTCGGCCTGCACTGGGCGGGGTGGGCGTGATCATGGGACGCCCGATCAGCCGCCCAGAACTGGCCGACGAAAGGCTCCGCATGCGGGTTCGCAACCTGCCAACCCAGCTCGAGCGTGCCCGCGCTCGCGTTCGCCAGCTCGAGCAGCAGGCGAGGGAGTGGAAGCTGCACGATCTCATCCAGGAGCGCGCGCAATGAGCCGCCGCCAGCATATCTGCGACGTGCCGGGATGTACGCACACCCGCCAGCGTTGGCAGCGCATCTGCGATCTTTGCTATCCGCAGCTCCCTAGCGCCATCCGCAACAACCTCATCCGCGCCCATGCCGAAAAGCGCATGGCCGACTGGCGCAGCTGGAAGCGCAGGGCGGGCGAGATCATCGCTGCCCGCCGCGCCGCGCGCGCACCCTCCACCCGATGGACCTCCCAAAGCGCCTTCGACCTGCAGGCGCGCATGCTCGGTGAAAGGACCGATTGATGACCACCAAGATCGAATGGGCCGAACGCACCTGGAACCCGATCGTCGGGTGCAGCCTGGTCAGCGCCGGATGCACGCACTGCTATGCGATGGGGCAGGCCTGGCGGATGTCGAAAAACCCCAACGAGAAGATCGGCCCCAAATATCAGGGCACGGTTCATCTGGTGAAGGGCACGCCGGTCTGGACGGGGCAGATCAACGTCTCGGATGAGGCGATGCTGCTGCCGCTCAAGTACAAATCGCCGACCGTTTGGTTCGTCAATTCCATGGGCGACCCGTTCCACCCTGCAGTCACCGATGAGCAGCTCGACCGCTTGTTCGGCACCATGGAAGCTTGCCCGCAGCACATCTTCCAGGTGCTCACCAAGCGCCCCCGGCGCATGCGGGATTATCTGACCAGGCGCAAAAATGCGGCTCCAATCATGGTGCCGATCGGCAACGGCCTGCTCGAGCAGCACCCGTTCAATAACGAGATGCAGGTCCCCAGCAATATCTGGTTGGGCGTGACGATCGAGAACAAGCGCGCCTTCATCCAGCGCGCCAAGCTGCTCAAGGAAACCCCAGCAGCATTGCGCTTCTGGAGCTGCGAACCGCTGCTCGGCCATCTCGGCTATATCCAGCCCGATCTGATGCCCGACTGGGTGATCAGCGGCGGCGAGAGCGGCAAGGGCGCGCGGCCCTCGCACCCGACCTGGCATACCCATCTGCGCGATCTCTGCATGAAGGCGGGCATCCCCTATTTCTTCAAGCAATGGGGTGCCTATTCGCCCATCCGGCAGATCGGAGGCAGGTTCGATCACCGCGAGCGCATCGACACCCGCGTGATGATGTCGGGCGAATATGGCGGTCACAATGGCTGGCCGATGAAGCGCCAGCCCAAGCACCTGTCAGGCCGAACTCTCGAAGGCATCGAATACAACCAGATGCCCGCCATCCTGACCAGGGGAGCGGGGGCATGAGCAACCCTGCCAAGTCAAAAGCGACTGGCAGGTTCGGCCTGTCGATCGATCCGCTGCCCGGTGGCGTCCAGCTGTTCATCAAGAACGGCAGCGAAGACTTCGTGGTGGTCGGCCTCCCGAAGCGGCAGGCCAGGGCATTCGCCAACCGAATCCTACACGAGCTCGATTTCCAGGACGGCCGCCGCGAGCGCCGCCCGAGCACCCCGCACCTGTTCGGCGATGATCTTATGGCCTGGACGAAGGGAGAGAGCGAAGCATGAAACTCATCATTGACAATTTCGCCGGCGGCGGCGGGGCATCGACGGGTCTGGAGGCCGCGTTCGGGAGGCCCGTCGATGTCGCCATCAACCACGACGAAGCGGCAATCGCGGTGCACGCGGCGAATCATCCGGGCACGCGGCATTACTGCCAGTCGATCTACTCGGTCGATCCGCTCGACGCGACCGAAGGCAGGCCCGTTGCGCTGGTCTGGTTCTCCCCAGACTGCAAGCACCACAGCAAGGCCAAGGGCGGCAAGCCCCGCGACAAGTACATCCGCGACCTAGCGCATGTCGTTCCGCACTGGATCGAGCGATTGAAGAAAGCGACGCCGGGCGGTGCCGGTGCGCCCGATGTCATCATGCTCGAGAATGTCGAGGAGTTCCGGCAGTGGGGGCCGCTCGACGCCGACAACAAGCCAATCAAGGAACGGCGCGGCGAAGAGTTCGACCTGTGGGTGCGCCGAATCCGAAAGCAGGGGTACAAGGTCGAATGGCGCGAGCTGCGCGCCTGCGACTATGGCGTGCCGACCAGTCGCAAGCGGCTGTTCCTGATTGCGCGCCGCGACGGCCTGCCGATCGTCTGGCCAGCGCCGACGCATGGCAAGCCTGGCTCGCCCGATGTGGTGTCGGGCAAGCTGCTGCCCTGGCGCACCGCTGCTGAGTGCATCGACTGGACGCTGCCATGCCCCAGCATCTTCGATCGCAAGCGCCCGTTGAAGGACGCGACCTGCCGCAGGATCGCCGCTGGCGTGATGCGCTATGTCGTCAACAGCGCCCGGCCCTTCATCGTGCCGGTGACGAACAGCAGCTGGAATCCGGGCCGCGCCTGGTCTGCCGATGAACCGCTGCGCACGATCACCACGGCCAAGGGCGGCGAGATGGCAGCGGTGGCACCCAGCCTGCTGCCCGTCACGCATCAGGGTGGCGACCGTGCCCATGCGGTCGACGAACCCTTCCGGACGATCACCGGGGCGAATCGCGGCGAGATCGCGCTGCAGTCAGCGGCGTTGCTCAAGCTGCGCAACAACAGCCATGGCGAGGATGCCGAGGCCCCGATGGGCGCGGTCACCGCTGGCGGGCTCCACCATGGCGTTGTCGCGGCATCGCTGGTCAGCGTCGATAACACCAGCACCCGGGCGAGCCGATCTTTCGATGTCGCGGATCCTCTGCGCACGGTGACCGCATCGGGTGGCGGTTATGCTGCCGTCGGCGCGACGCTGATCCAGACCGGCTATGGCGAGCGGGATGGGCAGGCCCCGCGCGCGATCGATGCAGAGCAGCCGCTGGGCACGGTGGTGGCTGGCGGGGGCAAGCATGCCGCCGTTGCCGCCTTCCTCGCCCAGCACAACACAGAGCGCGGCAACCGGGCCAATCCGGGCCAGCCTGCCGACAAGCCGGTCAGCACGATCACCGGGCGCGGCACCCAGCAGCAGGTGGTGCAGACCACGCTGATCGAGGCGGGCGAGCTGCCCGCTGATGTCATGGACCGCGCGGTGCAGGTCGCGGCCTTCCTGGTCAAATATTACGGGTCCGAGATCGGCCAGTATCAGCCGGTCGATCAGCCGCTCGACACCATCACGGTCAAGCCGCGCTTTGCGGTGGTGACCGTCACGATCGATGCGGTCACCTTCGTGCTGGTCGATATCGGAATGCGGATGCTCGAGCCGCGCGAGCTCGCGCGCGCGCAGGGCTTTCCCGAGAGCTACATTCTCGATCCCGAGTGCTGGTATCGAACCGACAGCGGCGCGCGCAAGTTCGGCAAGCTGCCCAAGACCCACCAGATCGCCAAGATCGGCAACAGCGTCTGCCCGGGTCTCGCCGAGGCGCTGGCGCGGGCGAACCTGCCCGAGATGTGCGCGGGGAAGGCTGCGGCATGATTGTCGTCCCCATCATGCTCTGGTCGGCTGTCAGCGGCAAAGTCGAGAACCTCGGCACCATCGTCATCGTCAACATCGGCGGCACCCGCCAGCGCGGTGATTACCTCGTCCGTGCCTATGCCAAGGGGGCCGATGCGATCGGCATCGTCAAGATGGTCGCGAGCAAAAAGCCCATCCGCCAGGGCAGGGTCATCGGCCATCGCCGCATAGCTGAGCCGGTCGGCAACTTGATCGCCAAGGCCATGAAGGAAATGGGCTATGGCTGACCTCACTACAGCCCTCGCCAACGATGTCGCGCGCGGCCTCACCATGCCGATGCGACTGGCCCTCAAACGCCTCCAGCGGGTCGCTCCCGATCGGCAGAGCGCGCTGCTCTACCACGACTTCATCCGGTCCACCGCCGACGCCCTTATCGATCGCGATCTCGCCGCCTGGGGCCGCGACGGCTCCGGCGAATACATCATCTGGATAACCGAGCTGGGACTGCAGGTGGCCCAGCAGATCGGCACCCTGGGCAACCTCATCGCCCCATCCCCCAACCGCCATCTGCCCAAAGGAGCAAACTGACATGCAAAGCCTTTACCAGCTCACCCCCGAGAACCTGCGCATCGAGCGCATCTGGCCGCTGCCCAACGGAGAGCCGCCGGAATCCATGCTCGACTTCATGGAAGACCAAGGCAGTCTGCCCAGCAACCTGACCGAGCTGTTGGGCTGGGATGCCACCGCCGAGTGGTTCCAAGACCTTTTCAGGGGTGCACATGACGAGGACAGCCGAGGGGCATGGGAGGAGCTGTTCTACAGCATTGAGTGTCGCGTCAAAAAGTCTGGCTTCCTCGCTGAAATCCACCGCCCGGTCATGTCCTACCGGGCCGATGGCAGCTGCTCTTTCAGCTGGGGCCACCACCACGTCTTCTGCCTATTCGGAGAGACGATCGAAAGCATCGTCGAGCAGGCCATCGCATGGGCCAAAGCCACCGATGAAGCGGGCTTCGCCAAGGCACGGGAGGCGACCAATGCCTGACCGTCCGATCCTATTCAGCGCGCCGATGGTGCACGCGCTGCTCGCTGGCACCAAGACGCAGACGCGGCGGGTGTTGAAGGTGCCCGGCATCATGGGTGGGCGATATCCGATCTATCCGCCCGAGGAAGCAATCGAGCTGGAGGCCGGTGAGTTTCGATCTGGTGTATTTCACTACGCCAGCACGGGGGCGCTATCTGGACCATATAGCATCGGCTTCGCAGTCGGCGACCGGCTCTATGTCCGCGAGGAATACTATCAGCACGGCCATTGGGAGCCAGTGATCGCTGGCAAGACCAAGGGCGGGCGGCAGAAATGGTATTTCGCCGGCGACAATTCGATGGTGACATTCGAACCGCCCGCCGACTTTCTGACCAGTCGCAGCAAGCCGTTTCCCGGCCTACCACGCTGGTACAAGCGGCTCGGCAGGTTCATGCCCCGGCGCTATTCCCGCCTCACGCTGACCGTCACCGATGTTCGCGTCGAGCGTTTGCAGGACATCAGCGAGGCGGATGCTATTGCGGAGGGAATTGGTCGCGACATGATTCCCGACGGGCTTATTCCAGGCGGCAACACTGGCTTCGGTTTCGCGGATTGCAGTGGCTTTGACACGGCCAAATCAGCCTATTCAGCGCTGTGGGACAGCATCAACGGGACCGGCGCATGGGCGGGCAACCCATGGGTGGCCGCCGTGTCCTTCGAGGTGCGGTCAGGGAATATTGATGACTGACCGCCCCTTCATCTCGCGCGAGCTCGACCGCCGCATCGCCAGCGCCGAGGCCGCGATCGCCGCCGGCAGGATCGATCCGGACACCGCCGAGGCGAACCTTGCCCCGTGGGCGGCGGCAGAGGCCTGGCTGGCAGGGCACCCGGTGCCGGGCACCAGCCCGCGCAACGGCGACACCCGCGCCGCGGATATCTACCCCATCGATCGCACGCTCGAAGCGGTCACCCGCGCGCGCGATGCGATCGAGACGGAGATCCAGCGCAAGGGAAGGGAAGACCTGACCGAGCACTGGCGTCAGCTGTCAAAGGCTGTGCGGCAGCTCGAGCGGCAGCGCGATGGCATGGCCGCGTGGCAGGCAATGGCAGCTGGCCAACCCGCAAAGCCGCCGATCGGCAAGCCAGCCCTGCCGCCCATGGCCCCCAGCAAGCTCGCCGACATGTTCGACGCCAATGGCGATCCCATCCCCCTGCCGTCGCAGCAGGCTGCCTGACGATGAGCGCTATCCGCGATATGGTGCAGATCGGCCCGCACCGCCTCTACCTGGGCGATGCCTATGCCATCCGGCCCACCCTGGGCTGGATGGATGCCGATGTCACCGATCCACCCTACAAGTTCAACGCCAAGGGCGCGGGCAACATGCGCAAGGCCCGCGTCGCCACCCGCATGATCGTCGAGGAGCAGCTCGACAAGGGCTTCAATCACCACATCATCAACCCGCTGCTCTGCGGTGCGGCCGTCGTCTTCTGCCACAATGACCAGATCCCGGAAGTGTCGGCGCACCTGAAGGGCATGTTCTCCCGTTTCATCTTGGGCGGATGGTCGAAGAACAACCCGATGCCGGTGGCCAACAAGCACTATCTCTATGACACCGAATACTATTTTCACGCATGGTCGCGAGGATACGAGCCGCAGGGTACCATCGCCCAGAAGCGGCGCTTTGTCAGCGCCTCGGTCGCACCAGCGAAGACCTTCAACCATGGCACGGTGAAGCCCGACAGCGTGATGGACAAGATCATCACCAACATCGCAGGGCGCACGGTCTGCGACCCCTTCATGGGCACCGGATCGACGGGGGTCGCCGCGATCAAGGCCGGGCTGATCTTCACCGGGATCGAGCACAACCCCGAACATTTCGCCACCGCAGTGACTCGAGTCACCCAAGCCTATGAGGCCGCGCTCGCGAAAGCCTGATGCGCCGGTCACCACCAATCGATATCCGCGAAATCACCATTGCGCTTGCCGAGGCACTGGCACAGCGCGACCATGCGCGCGAAACGGAGGAAGCGATTCGTGCGGACAGCCATCTATGCGCGCTACAGCAGCCAGCTTCAGAATGCCCGGTCGATCGAGGATCAGGTCAGGGTCTGCCAAGAGCGCGCCGAGCGTGAAGGCTGGACGATAACGGCGGTCTTCACTGATTTTGCCATTTCCGGGGCGGTGCGCGACCGTCCAGGCCTCAACGGACTGGTAGAGCATATCAAGGCGGGCAAGGCCGACCAGGTGCTCACAGAGGCGCTGGATCGCCTTTCTCGCCACCAGGGCGATATGAGCTGGCTGCACGATCACATCATTCATGCCGGCGCGCGGATCTTCAGCCTCTCCGAGGGAGAGATCAACGAACTGCAGATCGGCTTCAAGGGCACCATGGCCGCGCTGTTCCGTAAGGACATGGCGGACAAGATCAGGCGCGGGCAGAGCGGGCGTGTCGCTGCGGGGCGCATCCCCGGCAATCTGGCCTATGGCTATCGCAAGGTTCATCGTCTTGATGCGCGCGGCGAGCCCGAGCTTGGCCTGCGCGAGATCGACCCCGACCAGGCCGTGATCATCCGGCGAATCGTCCGCGAATATATCGAGGGCGATTCGGCTCGCACGATCGCACGTCGATTGAATGTCGAGGGTGTACCGTCGCCGACAGGCCGCAAATGGTCTGTGTCGATGATCAATGGCGACGTGCGCCGGCAGAACGGTATTCTCCGCAACGAAATCTATGGCGGAATCCTGGTCTATAATCGGACCCATATGGTGCGCGATCCTGACACCCGCCGTCGCGTGTCACGCCCTAATCCCCCCGAGAAGTGGCAGCGCACGCCAGTGCCCGAGCTGCAGATTATTCCTGCTGATGAATGGGAGCGACTGCAGCTGGCGCTAGGCGCGCGCGCGCAGGTCGCAAAGGAAGTGAACCGCAGGCCCAAGCGGCTGCTTTCTGGAATGATCCGTTGCGGCGTCTGCAAGGGATCGGTGATCATTGTCGCCAACGGCCATTGGGGTTGCGCGAACACGCGCAGCACGGGCACCTGCTCCAACCGCCGGCAGATCAGCAATGCGGTGCTCGAGCGCAAGGTGCTGGGCGGTCTGGAAGAGCACCTGCTGCACCCCGATGAGATCGCCGCCGCGGTGAAGCACTATCACCGCCGCCGGTCGGAGCTACAGAAGCGCGACCGCCAGGCCGAGAGCGCCCAGCGCAAGAAGGTCGATCAGCTGACCGCCAAGATCGATCGCCTGGTGACGGTCATCGCCGACGATGGCGGAAAAATCCCCGAGCTGCTGGCCGCGCTTCACGCCGCCCGCGCCGAGCGCGAGCAGCTGCTCGCCCAGATCGGCGAGCGCAAGGCCGAGAACACGATCATCCTGCACCCGGCGATCGTCGACAGCTATCGCGAAGCCGTGAAGAACATCACCGCCACCCTCGCACATGACGCCGCCGCAGAGCGAACAGGCCGCAACATCCTGCGCAGTCTGATTGATTATGTGGTGCTCACCCCCGCGCCTGGCCGCACGGGTCTGGAGGTCGAAATGGTGGGCCGATTGCAGAACATCATGGCTCTGGCAGAAGGGGTTCCCCCAAAGGGGGGAGATTATACGTTAACGGTGGTAGCGGAGGAGCGAATTGGTCGGAAACGTAGTTTGCGGCGCGTTCGCCTCTAAAGCCCGGTGGCATCGGGCTTTCACGATTGACGGTGTGAGAACAAGGTGAGAACACTGCGACCATGCCTCGCCGTAGATTCGCCATCGTCACCTATGACCCCGATCGCATCGAGCAGCTGAGCCACCAGGCTGAAGGGTCTTCGGTTGCCTGGATCATCATCCGGGCGCTGCAGGGATACGACTATCCCAAGGAGCGCGGCATCATCAACATCACGCTGATGGACCAGTTGCCCAAGCGTAAGCCCTAGCTAGGCCGACCTGGCGAGCCTCCCACCCGCATAGAACTGCATAACGATCCCCGCGGTCGATGACCCCGGCGCGCCGCTGGCACGCTGGCCAAAATTTCGCAGTTTCCCGTCAGGCCGCCAAGGTTGCTGCCTATGCGCGGGAAACACCCTACATTCCCTACATCCAAGGATTTCTGCGGGTTTGCGACCCTACATTTTCCCTACATCTTCCCTACCAGATAGGATTGATAGAACCCTATATATTGAATGAAAAAAACATATATTCATCAATGACATAGGATTATCGGGTCTAAAATGTAGGACGATGTAGGGTTTGGAACCCTACATTTTTTCCAAGTAATTACAGTGCTTTAGGCCCTGTTTTCGATGGATGTAGGGAATGTAGGGTTTTTCCCAGGGGGGTACCCCTCCCAAGGATTTACGGCCACCGCCTGATTTGCACAAAAACCCGACCATGAAGCCGAAAGTGGAGGGTGGGGGCGAG